ACTCTCATTATACACATACTTTAAAGTAAGTCAACATATAAATATGTTTTAATGATGTTTTTATTGTTGTTAGTACCGGGACTGATATTAGCCGGAGTGCCGTGATTGAATGATGTGGGGAGGGGAGTATGAAGAAATCAGACAGCGGGCAGCCCCCGGTCCGCGAAAAGCCAGGCGCTAAAGGGAAGTATGAACGCTGGTTGACCGAGGACGGGCTTATTCTGCTTCAAGGCTGGGCCAGGGCAGGGCTTACAGACGCGCAAATAGCGCATAACTGCGGGATAACAACAAAGACATTATACGTCTGGAAGTTGGAGCACGGTGAGATATGTAATGCCCTAAAAGAAGGCAAGCAGGTTGTTGATATTCTGGTTGAAAATGCTTTGCTCAAACGCGCATTGGGCTATGAATATGAGGAAACATGGCGTGAAAGAGTTGTGACCGGCTTTGACCATAAGACAAAGAAAGAGAAATGGGAAATTGTTGTAACGAAGGTTATTACAAAGCTGGTTATCCCTGATGTTACGGCTCAAATCTACTGGCTGAAGAACCGGAAACGCGATATGTGGAAAGATTCACATGACAAGGTAGAGATAGAGAGAGAGCGCGTTGAGATAGAGAAGAAGCGCCTGGATATGGACGCACAGCAGCACAACGAAGGGCCAAAGACCATCAACATCATTGTGGACCCGGATGCGGAGGATTGGGGCGATTGAGTGTTATAGCCGCAAACGAAGTGAATATCCGGTTTGGAGTGCCTAACGAGAAGCAGATGCTTTTCATGAAAGAGAAGCACCGCATTGTCATATTTGGCGGCGCAAGAGGTGGGGGGAAAGAGCTTCACGTGGACACGCCTATTCCTACACCTGATGGGTGGGTGAGGATGGGCGATATATCTCCGGGCATGGAAGTGTTTGGCATGGACGGGAAGCCATACAAAGTGCTTGAAGTGAGCCAGATAAACGAACACAAGGCGTGGAAGTTTGTGTTTGACGATGGAAGCGAGCTTGTCAGCAATGATGAGCATTTATGGCTGACATACGACAAGAGCGACAGGGTAAACCTTGTCAAGCGAACGGATGAATACAGGGAGAAACGCAGAGCAAGCAGGCCGTCAAGGGGAACGGGCAAAAGGCCAGACCTGGCAGAGGAAAACGCAACCCGGGCATATCCCTATTTGCCTTTACCGACAGGAAGTGTTAAAACAACCGCCGAGATAGTTGCAACTCTGAAAGTGCAAAACGGAAGAGAAGTGAACCATTCTATTCCGGCGTGCGCCCCCCTTCAAACACCACAAAGGGAGCTGCCGCTTGACCCGTATTTGCTTGGTTTATGGCTGGGAGACGGAACGGGCGTTTCTGGCAGTTTCACAACCGCAGACGGATTACATAGAGCCTTTGAGGACAGCGGGTTTGAAGTGCGAAAGTGGAAGGCCAAGTACACATACAACATAATCGGGCTGGTTGGGATACTGCGTAAAATGGGCGTATTGGGCAACAAGCATATACCAGATGAATACCTATGGGCTTCACCGGAACAGCGCTTAGCGCTTATTCAAGGGATGATGGATACAGACGGAAACTGCAACAAAGACGGTGGCTGCGAGTTTACAAACACAAACAAAGCGCTGATAGAAGGGATGGCACACCTTGTTAAGTCAATAGGTATTAAATGCACGATAACAGAGGGCCGGGCAACGCTGTACGGAAGAGATTGCGGCCCAAAATATAGAATCATTTTTATGGCAAATTGCGCTATATTCCGTTGTCAACGCAAAGCAGAGCGTCTTGTAATGGCTACAAGGTTCACCACAAAGCATAGGTATATCATTGAGGCTGTTGATGTTGGGGTAGCACCGATGCGATGCATAACAATAGATTCTCCCGACCATCTATATTTGGCGGGCAATAGCTTCATACCTACGCACAATAGTTGGAGCGTAAGGACAAAGGCAATACGCCTTTGCCTGAAGTATCCCGGTATCCGTGTGCTGATTGTACGCCAGAGCTATCCGGAGCTGACAAGGAATCACATTACCCAGCTGCGCCGGAAGTGCTACAAGATAGCCAAGTACAGCGACAAAGAAAAGATAATGACCTTCTTCAACGGCAGCACTATCAGCTTTATGTATTGCGCCAACGATGCGGATTTAGACCCCATGCAGGGCGCAGAGTATGACATTGAGTTCATTGACGAAGGCACATTGCTCACGGAGTATCAAATCAAGGCGCTCATGGCCACCAATCGCGGCGTAAACAGCTTTCCGCATAGATTCTATATCACCTGTAACCCAGGCGGTCAGGGGCATGGCTATATCAAGCGGCTCATAGAGGGCCGTTTTGAGGGCAAGGAGGACCCTGCTGACTATGTATTCATCCCATCAAGGGTAACGGACAACCTGGTGCTGATGCGCAAGGACCCGGATTACATCAAGTACCTGGAAGCGCTGCCGCCCAAGATTAGGGAAGCCTGGCTCAATGGGAATTGGGATGTGTACCTGGGCCAATTTTTTGAATCCTTCAAGAACATCCCCGAACAGTACGCCAGCCGGCAATGGACGCACGTTATTGAGCCGTTTGACATGAGCAAAGGGGAGCCGGCCACCTGGACCATCTACAGGGCGCACGATTGGGGGAGCAATGCGCCCAGCGCTACGATATGGTTTGCCGTTGACCGTGATGGGACGCTATACGCCATCATGGAGCTTTATACCTGGACAGGCGAACCCAACGTAGGCATCAGGTGGACGGACCACCAGCTCTACGGCAAGATACACGAAATTGAAACCACGCATCCCTGGCTGAAAGGCAGACATATCATTGGCGTGGCAGACCCGGCGATATGGGCCAAGAAGGACGGTACAGGCATATCCACCCAGGAAGTAGCCGCCAGTTACGGCGTACACTTCCAAAAGGCAGACAACAACCGCATACCCGGCTGGATGCAATGCCAGTACAGGCTTCACTTCAACGAGGAAGGATACCCTGGCCTGTATATTTTCAAGAATTGCCAGAACCTTATCAGGACCATTCCCCTGCAGATGTATGACCTGCATTCTGTTGAGGACCTTGACAGCGATTTAGAGGACCATTTGGCTGATGCGCTGCGCTATATGTGCATGACGCGCCCGATGAAGCCTGCAGCGATAATCAACGAGAAGCCTTTACTGTTCGACCCGCTGAACCAGTACACACGCAACAATCCAACAAGGAGAGGGGTATAGTATGAGCTTACAACCAGGGCAGAACGGCATGACAGCGCCCTACGCACAGCCGGAAGCGGGCATGCAAGCGCCTGTCAGGGTAGACAGCGGCGTTGTCAAGAAGGCCCGGAGCGTCATGCAGGAGTACAAGGAAGGCAAGAATAGCCTGGAACGGCGCGTTATCGCGTCGGAGCAATGGTATCGTATGCGCTCCTGGGAAGAAATGGCGAAGGAAGGCAAGCCCACCGGGAACGAGAACGATGCGCAGCCGCGCTCTGCATGGCTGTTTAATGTTCTCATGGGGAAGCAGGCCGACCTGATTGAAGCGTATCCGGAGCCGATTATGCTGCCCAGGGTCAAGGACGATAAGCAGGAAGCGTACAGCCTTTCCAAGATTGTGCCTTTGGTCATGGAGCAAAACGGCTTTGAGCAGACCTTCAGTGATAATGGCTGGAAGAAACTGCGCGTGGGTACAGCCGTGTACGGAGTGTTCTGGGACAAGAACAAGCACAACGGCCTGGGCGATGTGGCGGTCAAGAAGGCAGACCTGCTTAACCTGTTCTGGGAGCCTGGCATTGAGGATATTCAGGATTCACGCAACTTCTTCCATGCCAGCGTGATTGACAATGACGTGCTGGAAGAACAGTACCCGCAGCTCAAAGGCAGGTTGAAGAAGGGCGGGGGCAGCGACATATCGCAGTACATCCACGATGACACAGTAAGCCTTGTCAACAAGAGCCTTGTCATTGACTGGTATTACAAGCGCATGGTCATTATTAAGGGGCAGGACGGGCAGGAAACGCAGAAGATGGTGCTGCACTACTGCAAGTTCGTTGGTGAGGAAATCCTGTTCGCTTCCGAGAACAACCCGAAGCTGGCCACGCAAGGCTGGTATGACGATGGGCTGTATCCGTATGTGTTTGACCCGCTGTTCCCGGTCGAGGGTTCGCCGGCAGGCATGGGATACGTTGACATTGGCAAATCCCCCCAGGAGAGCATTGACCTCCTGGGCCAGCAGCTTGTGAAGAACGCGGTTATGTCTGCTACACCGCGCTATTTCATTGACAAATCCGGTAACGTGAACGAAACCGAGTTTGCGGATTGGACAAAGCCCCTTGTCCATGTGGATGGCGCAATCACGCCAAACAACGTTGTGCCTATCCAGGTCATACCGTTGTCCGGCAACTACATCAGCATCTATGAATCCAAGCTGGAAGAAATGAAATTTACGACCGGCAACCAGGACGTGCTCAATGGCGGAACAGGCGGCATGACCACGGCAGCGGGGCAGGCAGCGGCCCAGGAAGCCGCCGGGCGGTCCAGCAAGGCCAGCACCAAAGGCACATACCGGGCATATGGGCGCATTGTAACGATGGTCATTGAGCGCATCCGGCAGTTCTATGACATTCCCAGGACCTTCCGCATCCTGGGTCAATCAGGGGTAGAGGATTATATCCTGTATTCCAACCAGCGCATCAAGCAGCAGCCGCAGGGTACAGAGTTTGGCGTGAACATGGGATTCCGCCTGCCCGTGTTTGATATTCAGGTCCGGGCGGCAAAGCAGACACCTTTCAGCCGCCAGGCGCAGAACGATATGGCTATCCAGCTCTTTGGCATGGGCGTATTTAACCCGCAGATGGCCGACATGGTAGTGCCGATGCTGGAGATGATGGACTTCCCTGGGCGTGAGGAAACGCTGGAGAAGGTCATGCAGAACCAGACCATGATGAAACAGCTCACAATGATGACGCAGATAGTCATGGAGCTGACACAGCGCTATGAGCCGGAGAATATGCCGGCATTGCTGCAGATGCTTGGCATAGCGCCGGAAGGACAGCAAGGGCAACCAGGGAAGGCAGGACCGCAGCAGCCACAAGGCAGAATCGCGGCGCCAGGCGGCGGGACAAAGCCGGAGTTTACACGGCCCAACCCCGAAAGGCCAAAGGAACACGCGAGCATGAGGAACGCCAGGGAACGGACCGCGCAGGCGAGCCAGCCGGATTAAGCATGATTAAGCTAATGCAAGGCGACTGTCTGGAAGTGATGAAGGGTATTCCTGACGGTTCAATCGACCTGATACTATGCGACTTGCCGTATGGCACAACCGCTTGCAAGTGGGACACCGTGATACCGTTTGAGCCTTTGTGGGCGCAGTACAAGCGGGTGATAAAGGGCAACGGGGCGATAGTGCTGTTTGGAAGTGAGCCGTTTTCAAGCGCATTGAGAATGAGCAACATTAAACAGTATAAGTATGATTGGGTATGGGACAAAATAACAGGCAGAGGACATTTAGTCGCTAAAATCAGACCAATGGCACAGCATGAAAATATTATTGTGTTTGGGCAAGGTAAGATTCAATACAACCCACAAATGATTTTGATGGATAAACCCCAACGGGGTAAATCAATGGAATCGAGCCGAACATCTATTATGGGTGGGAAAACAACAGGCAAGAGCGAAGCAATAATCAGAACACACAAATATCCTAAAACAATAATCACGCAAGGTGTAGATGGTAAATATGTTCACCCAACACAAAAGCCAGTTGCCTTGCTTGAATATTTAATTAAAACTTACACCAACGAAGGTGAAACAGTATTAGACAACTGCATGGGTTCAGGCAGTACAGGCGTGGCGTGTGTGAATACTGGGCGCAACTTCATCGGGATAGAGTTGGACGAGGGATATTTCAAGATTGCAACCGACCGGATAAACGGCGCAGGTGCACAGGTGAAACTATTATGAAGAAGCTGGGCTATAAGTTTTCGTATGTCAAATGCGTTCATTGCGGATGCGTTTACATGAGCGTCAGGCCGCTTGATTGCCTGGATGAAGATATTGAATGCCCCGCGTGCCACAAGCAAGGCGCTGCCGTGTGTGGCAATATCCCCAACAAAACAGAAGCGCTGAAGCACTTATGGGCTTAGGTATAGCGTCTGCTATAAAGTGATATAGCGTCTGCTATAAACTAACTTTCACACCGGGACTGATATTTTAACGCTGCCCCCTCTATGTTGTTAGTGGAATCGTCCACCACAACGGACAGAGGGGGTTTTTACATGATGAAACTGGTATTGCAGCTATTCGCTGATGGGGCAGCAGGCAACGCAGGCGCAGGTCCAGCGGGCGCAGACGGAGCCGGGGCCGCAGGGAACGCTGCAGCGGGCGTAAAGGGTCCATCCGCCGCCGGGATGGAATTCAAATCGAGAACGGGCCGGAAGTATTCTGTACCAACGCCGGGCGCCGAGCAGACTAAAACTGCGCCGGCACAACCCGCACAAGGGCAGAAGCCACCGGAAGGGCAGACTTCTCCTGCCGCAAGCACGAAGCCAACATTTGAGGAATTGATTAAGGGCGATTACAAGGACGACTTTGGCAAGGCGACAAGCGCAATCGTCAAGGAACGGCTGAAGAACAGTAAGGAAGCGGAAGAAAAGCTGAACAAGCTCACCCCCGCGCTTGAAGCCCTGTTCCAGAAGCATGGCCTGAAAGATGGCGACATTGAGGGTCTTGTCAACAAAATCACGGACGATGATTCACTTTACGAGGATGAAGCGCTGCAGAAGGGCATCCCGGTCCAAACGCTCAAGGAAATGAAGAAGCTGCAAGGCGAGAAAGCTAACCTTGACAAGATGCAAGCGGAACGGATGCAGGAAGCCCAGATACAGAAGCACTTCCAGACCCTTGTAGAGCAGAGCGAACAGGTCAAGCAGATGTACCCAGGGTTTGACCTTCAAGCGGAGCTGAAGAACCCTGAATTCTTTGAGCTTACCCGGCCTGAAGTGAGAATCCCTGTGATGAAAGCGTACCAGCTCGTCCATCAGGACGAAATCATTGGCGGGGCGATGCAGTTCACCGCACAAAAGACCGCCGAGAAGCTGTCAAACGCTATGTCTGCCGGGGCCTTCCGTCCAAGTGAAAACGGCCTTTCTCAAAACTCAAATGCTCCCAACCTGACCGATGACCCGCATAACTGGGCGCCCGACCGAATGAGAAAAGCAATGGACCTTGTTAAGCGGGGGCGGTCACCTTTTGAAGCGTAAAGCGCTTCATTGAGAAAGGACTGCCACCATGAAGATTAAGCTGAACCTCCAGCTCTTTGCTGACGCCGGCTCCCTCGTATCCGCAACCGGCACCTACATCAACGCCTATACGGGCGCTACAACTGCGTTTGACGCAGACAACAGCCTTTCCATCGGCATGAAAACCTTCTGGGATACTGTCATGCTGGTCAATGCGCGTGAGAACCTCATTTTCGCGCAGCTTGGCAACAAGCAGAGCATCCCGGACAACCAGGGCATTATCATCGAGTGGTCCAAGTGGAACACGCTGCCCGACGCTGACCAGCTTGTCGAGGGCGTAATCCCCACCGGCAAGAAGTTTGGCGAATCCTACGTCACCACCACGCTCACCGAGCATGGCCT